ACATATACGAAGTTCAAGGGTTAAGGATTGGATTACCTAAAACACCTTCTAAATATTATTCTAATAAAGAAAAGTGTTGGCAACCTTTTGAATATCCAAAATCATTATCTAAAATAAAATCCATATTTCAATGGAACGAAATGTCTTCTGAGTTTAAAGACACTTGGGTAGGTTATATTGAACAGGAGTTTGACAGGAGAGAAGAAGGTTTTTGGTTTAATAATAATGGTAACCCTACTTATATTACAGGTACTCATTATTGTTATTTACAATGGACAAAAATTGATGTAGGTCATCCTGAGTTTAGAGAAGCTAATAGAATATTCTTTTTGTTTTGGGAAGCTTGTAAGGCAGACAAAAGAAGTTTTGGAATGTGTTACTTAAAAATAAGACGTTCTGGTTTTTCATTTATGGGGTCATCTGAAACTGTAAACACTGCCACCATATCTAAAGACGCTAGAGTAGGGGTATTGTCGAAAACTGGAACGGATGCAAAGAAAATGTTTACAGATAAAATAGTCCCTATTTCTAATAACTATCCATTCTTTTTCAAACCCATCCAAGATGGTATGGACAAACCAAAGACAGAATTATCTTATCGTGTTCCAGCAAGTAAAATTACTAAGCGTAATATGTATCTATCTGATAATCAAGAACTTGAAGGGTTGGACACTACAATAGATTGGCGTAACACTTCTGACAACTCTTATGATGGAGAAAAGCTTCAACTACTAATACACGATGAGAGTGGAAAATGGGAAAAGCCAGAGAATATATTAAACAATTGGCGTGTTACAAAAACCTGCTTGAGATTAGGTAGTAAAGTTATTGGAAAGTGTATGATGGGCTCAACTTCAAATGCTTTAGATAAAGGAGGAGCTAATTTTAAAAAACTATATTATGATTCCGATGCTAAGTCAAGGAATGCTAATGGTCAAACTAAGTCTGGGTTGTATTCCTTATTTATCCCTATGGAGTGGAATTTTGAAGGATATATAGATAAGTTTGGTATGCCTGTTTTAAAAACCCCAGACAAACCTATTGAAGGAAATGATGGTGAGCACATTACTACGGGAGCTATAGATTACTGGGAGAATGAAGTTGACTCTTTAAAAAATGATGCAGATGCATTAAATGAATTTTACAGACAGTTTCCAAGAACAGAGTCTCACGCATTTAGGGATGAGAGTAAACAGTCTTTGTTTAACTTAACTAAAATATACCAACAGATAGATTACAATGACGGTTTAATGAAGGCTAAGTATTTAACTAGAGGTAGTTTTCATTGGGAGAACGGAATTAAAGATTCTAGAGTAATATGGAGCCCAAATAAAGCAGGCAGGTTTTTAGTTAGTTGGATACCTAAACACGAACTTCAAAACAGAAAAGAACTAAGAAACGGAAAGTATTACCCTGGTAATGATCACATTGGTTCATTTGGCTGTGATAGTTATGATATTTCAGGAACGGTTGGTGGAAAAGGTTCTAATGGTGCTTTACACGGAATGACTAAATTCAATA